AATCATTTTTGATAAAAACTCCAATTCTTCAGCAGTACCCTCACCGTATTTGTGGTCTAAGGCAACCCCAAATCTAAACTGTTCACCCTGTTCATACATATTACAGCGGACACATTGGATTTGACAATTTTGTTCATGCCACCTTGTTGAGTGGTGTCTTCTCGACTGGAAGTGACCACATTGCATACCTGACTTATAATGCGAAATGCGTGAGCAGGTGAAGCATTGTACTGAACCCTCAGCCGTTGCTTCCCTTAGTCTAATATAAAGGCTAAACCATTTATCTAGTTCTTTTTTGAGTTTGCTTATTGGTTTTTTCAATGGCTGTATATATATTGTGAAATAGTAGTTGTCTTACCAAACCTTGTTTTCTTTTTTAAAGGTATGCTGTCTATATAATAACCGTTTTTTCTATGGTTGTGTATTATAGCTGATAACCTTGTTGCACCATATTCTCGTATAGCATCATAACTTGTTATCTTTCCGTAGGTTTTTAAGTGCCAAAGAACTGCATCTGATTGGCTTTTAACTTCGTGTTCTTGTATTCTAATTATTTTCATTTCATTCCCCATTTTTGTTTTTCTTCTTCTGTCCAATAATCATTTGCTTCTAAATCATCTGCAAATTTTCTAGCTTCTTTATATAATTTTATATTCTTTTTTTCAATATAATTTATAAATTCCTCCATCCAATATATCTTTTCTAAATTAGATTTGTTAATACTTAATGCCATTTGTAGAATTTCTAGTGGTGCTGTTTTTTCTTTTTTCATTTTAATAGTTTTTGTGATTGATAATAAGGAACAGTCTTAGGGTCTTTCCCTAAAGTATGAACTTCGTAATACGCTGCGTCTAATCTTTCTTTTTTGTGAGCGTAAACCCATTTGTAAAACGTTCTGATGTTTAAAAAGGGTTCATCTTTGCCAAATCTTATACCTATATGAAAGGCATCAACTACTTGGTTAAAGGTCATATTGCCAAAACGCTTTTCTCTTATAAGGTCTGCTGCAAATATGTTAGACAAAGCTGCCATTGTTTTTCCGTCAGTTTTATGACCAATTTCTACTGATGTCTTAGCAACTAAGTCTAATACTTTTTCAGTTAAGTCCTGCAAGTTTTCTTGTTTAAGTGGTTTCATAAATCTAACTTAATATTATTTTTTTTACAATAATTTTCTATTCTATTTATAACTTCAATAATACCTTTTCCATAACTAATTTCTTTACTGTTTCCAAAGTTAATTTCTTCTTCTGCTTCTTGTTTTAATTTTTTTAATAAATCTTTCATTGTTTCCATATTTTATTTTTTAAATTAATTTTTTTGCTTCTTGCCAAGCACTAATTTGTGAGTCTATCTTTGACATTGTTGGTTTATTTTTATCTCGTTTTTCCCAAGTCCTGACTGCTGCTTTCCAATCTTTCATTTTATTTTTGCCAATATACCAATTTTTGCTTTTATAAAAATCAATAAACGCTTCAGGGTCTATATTATTATTTCTTTTATTACAATAATTTTTAACCTCTTCAATAGTTGGTTTTTTAAAAAGAGCCTTATTACTATATGTAATATTATTATTAGTATATACTTTAGTATTACTATTATCTGTTAACTTTTCTTTACAAGGTATATTAATCAAAGTTATTATACGTGTTAATATTTGTTTACTACCTTGTTCATATATGTTAATACGCTTAATGTAGTTATTATCTTCTAATGACTTTAACCATTTTTGTATTGACACCCTGCTAACTTCATAAAGCCTACAAAAATATTGTGTTGATGCTGTACATTTACCATTCATATTACATAGTGCCGTTATCTCTGCATATAATAATTTAGCGTTTGGTGTTAGCTTTTTATTATACCTAACTTCAGCAGGGATAACAGCATAGTAATTGGGTTTGGTCATATTATTTCAATTTGAAACTTATAATCTTGGAGTGCTAATTTAATTAATTCTAACTGATTGTAAAATTCTCTGTAAGAAACTTTTATATCTGTACCAAATTTGCCACATTGAACCCTAAGTGTTGTTTGATGTTTATTACTATTTCGCACCCCATTTTCTTTTAAGTAGTTTTTTAAGTGTGGTAAGTCAAAAAATTCCTTTTTAGCATTTATGATACTTGTATAAGCCGTATATACTTTGTTGAAAGTATCTCTGTATTGAGCCCAAGAAGAGTAATTTGCTTCGTGTGCCCTTTCATAATGATACACTAAAGTTCTATCTCGTTTTAACACCTTTGCAATAACCGAATGGTGTGTATTATCTTCAATTCTTGCAATTACTGATGCTACAGCTCTAGGTACTTGTAATTCAGTTCTTCGGCTTTTATAAGACAAAGAACCTTTGGTCAACCCCATTAATGAAGTAGTGAGGTTGCATAAATTTCTGAAGTTATCTTCTGCTGTCATATTAAAACGGCATGTCTTCATTGTCCTGTGTATTTTCTTTAGCACCTTGACTTATCCAATATCCGTCAATAGAGTGGTAATATTTGCCCTTAAATTCTCTTGAATAAACATTTACCATAACTGTAATATCAAGACCCTCTTGTATATCTCTTAGCTTTTGTATTTTATCTCCAAAGAACCCAATTACGACCTCTTTGTTAAAGTCTGCGTTTTGCTCTATTAATATAGATTGTCTTTGCCATTCTTTTCCTGCTTTACTGACACCACCCTCAATGTCTAGTTTCTTAATTAGTTTTCCTGTAATTTCCATTTTTATTTATTTGTTTAATTATTAAAAAAAGGAGTGGCTAGTTTACCTTAGGTGTTACCCAATTCGTTAAGCCACCCCAACCTATACTATTTTTTAAATTCTTCGCTTTCATCTTCACCAAAAACCCCTAACTCATAAAACCCTGTAAGTTTCAGAACAGCACGACTTAATGCTCGTTTCTCTGCCATCTCCATAACATACCAAGTATTAGTGTTTCCGTCTTTAAACCCTGCACCTTTTAATGCAGAACCAAATGTTTGTATAACTGCATTTTCTTTTTTTGCCTTAGCTTTTACAACACAAAAGTCTTTTTGACAATTTATTACATCATAGTCAATACTGATGCCCTCTATGGCTTGTATCTTTTCAATTCCTGACCTTGTAATGATTAAAAAATGCTGATGCTTAAATATATCATCTTTAGTTAAACCGTACCTAATATATTTTTCTTTTAAAATTTCTGTTTTCATATCTTTTTTTTTGTTAAAATTAATAAATTTATTTTAAAACTGCTGAATGATAAAACTTTTATTTCCCACCTCTATAACTTGTGTCCAATCTCTTATTTCATCTAAGTCAGGATATTCTTCTTTGTCGTAATCCTGATGAAACTCGTCTAAGTCTTCATATTCTGTATATTCGCAGCATAATGCAATAGGGTCAAATTCTATTTCTTCACCTGTACTTTCTTCATATTCTTCAAGGTAGTCAAATAAACTTTGTAATCCTACTCTGCTAAAATTGTTTGGGCGTTGTTCTTCAAACCACCTGCAAAATTCGTATTCGCTTATTGATGTTTTCATTTCGTTTTTATATGTTTAATTAATTGTTTTTTTATATATTCTATATATTCTGCATCAATCCATTCTAAAAAGTTATAGCTATCAAAACAGACTTGAAAATCGTTGCCGTATTCATCTGTTCCTCTTAAATATACTTCGTTTTCGTGAGCTTGAAAGGTATTAATATCATTCATTCTTTTGTGTATTAATTCGTCTTTCATTATACTATATTTATTATTATTGCTTTAAACTTTCTAGCGTGGTTATTTCTTTCTAAATATAATTCTTGATATTGCCTTAATTTAGACGGTGTGTCGTAGTCATAACATTCGTCTAAGTTTAAGCCTGTGCGTTCTACATAGTCGTCTAACGCCTTATCTATTTGCTCTAGTGTTCCAAATATTCTAATGGCTCTTGAGCCCTCTTGAATATCTGAAAAATACGTATGCGTATTATTGTTATACTTTCTTTCGGTGCTATAAGTACCATTTGGGTAAAAATAGAAGTCTTGACATTGTAATTTCATATCCTTAAAATTTAGTTGAATAATCAAGAGTGTCATAATACCTACTTTTTACTTGTATATATATCTCTCTGATTTCTTGAAAAGACATTTTATCAATATCAAACATTGATAGCCTTACATATTCGGTTAATAATTCAGGTTTGTTTTTTTGTACATCTTTTAAGCTAATAATAGCTTCTTGCTTATTTGTAGCTTCTTTCATTTTAAAATTTGTTTTCATTTTTCTTTTTTTTAGTGGTTAGGTTTATACTTTGTTAAATTTATTCCATATTGTTCAATTTGTGGATAGTTTTTGAATAGAAATTCTGTTCTATATTCTTTAAACTGCTCCCAAAATTCATCAAAATTAATTAAAGGATAATCAATAGGAGTTAAAATTTTAAAGCCTAAGTTTTCGTTTTGTGTGCTAAAAATTTCTATTAAATAACTATTGTTTATCCTTTCTTGATAATCTTTTAAATTATAGTATCTAGGCGTTTCTCTCCTCATTCCTATCAACATAAATTCGTTGCTAATTCTGTGCAAGTGTTCGTCAAGTTCTTTTTTTATAGGTGTAATGTAGTTTACCTTTTCAAAGTTTAAATCTAGTGTTTTCATTTTCTTTGTTTTAATTAATAATGGTACAAATATATAACAATTATTTTAATTAACAACTATATAAACACAATTATTTACAAAGTTATTAACAATTTAAGTGTTTATAACATAGGGCAACTTTAAGTGCCCTCTAGTATGTTACCATTAAAAAGAAAAGAAAGTGCCTAAAACGGCTAAAGGGGGGCTATAAATTAAGCAATAAGATGCCTATTATAATAAGCATATAAATAAGTAAGAGTTTTCCGTTGGGGTTGTCGTCCATTATAAAGGCATTAAGAGGTTAATAGGTATATCACCACCCAGCACAACCCCACAAGCAATAGCAGGTTTCTTTCCTCGTTTGGCATACGCCATAGCATAAGTGTCATGGTCTATGCCACACCCTACCTGCATACCAAAGACACGAAAATTTTGTCCGACATAGTGTTCTATGTAACATTGTGTGTGTAGATGTCCTTGCACCGTATTCATCATATCAGCTCTGCATTTAGTTCTTGCTGTTCCTGCTTCACCATGAATATACTGCACACCGTCTATCTCTAATCTATCTACAAAATCCCAATTAGGTACTTCTAACACTTCTTTGTATGACTTAATCCACTTACTAGGTATTAATGATGTTTGTGCTTTTCGCATAATCATTCGGTCATGATTGCCCAAAATTACAGTAGCTTCAGGAAAAGCATTATACCACCTTGCAATTCGCCTAATAGCAACTTCAAGTTCTTGTTTTCCTGTGTATTCTGCTTCAATATCTATCTCATGAAAACTCGTATAATGATTATCTATGCAATCGCCAATTATGACGACATCTGTACAATTCCAAGTGTAGTATTGTTCTTGACAAAATTCTAAATAGCCGTCAAGACAAAAAGGTTCATGCAAGTCGCCAACAACTAGGACATTCCTAGTGTCAGCTTCTCGCATTTTCTGTAAGGCAGCTACCTCGTGGGGTTTAAGTCTGTATCTATTACTTTTTACCACTATCTGCGATACCTTGACCGACTACAAGTGTAAGGAGTGCATAGAATACGTTGGTTGCAGTTTCTTCATCTACACCCAAATATTTTACAATTAAAGGCACTACAATTCCTGCAATTGTGTACCAAAATTTCTTGCTCGAAAGCATTTGACTGATTAACCATTCTTTCATAATTATTTATTTTTGATTATTAAATTTATTTTCACACCGCCCAAATTAACAATTTCTTTCATTAGTAATTCCATAGCCAACCTTGAGTTTTTAACAAGGTCTTGTTCAGTTCCTATTCCTACTAGAACGCAACCCCTTGTATCTTTTGCTGTATTGCCTGTATGAAATAGGATTAAATCTCTATTTGGAACATCTTTAACTAATAAGTGCAAATAGTCTTTTGTAGCTGATTCTCTTGCTAATCTCATTCTTACTGGATATTCACCTGCTGGTATGCAACTAATATTTCTTTGATTGTCACGCCACGCATTTTCTAGGGTGTCACACATTAATTCACCGTTTAAATACAATTTGCCAATAACTGATTTTTCGCTAAATACCTCTCTGATAATTAAGAGGTTAATCTTATGCTCTATTTTAGAGATAGTAGACTTTTGAGACTTTAACACCTTTGACTTCTTTAACAAATTCTTTACGCATTTTAATAGCTTTTTCATCTGCCTTTTTCCATTTAGGGTTTGTACTATTTAATTTTCGTTTTTTACTCATTATCTCGTTTCTTTTTTTGGTAATACCATTTATTCAAAGTATAAAAGATTGACACTAATAAAAGAACGATTTTTAAAATCGTTTCTAAATTAGAGAATGTTGCTACGCTTAATATTGTTGTGTTTAGTATCACTACATCTGCTACGTCGTTTGCTAATTGTTTTAATGCCATTCTCTAAATATGTTTTAAGTTTAGTTATATTTTTTTCTTTTATTTTATATCTCTTTTTCATTAATCTGATGCATTTAAAAAATCTCTTAACGTTAGCTTTGTGCCTTGCCTTCTAGGTCTTTCAAGGTTCATATTGGAATAGTAAGAATTTCTGTCAGGCGAAACATCTGCACCTGAATTTGTACTGTATTCAGGAAAGCTGCTTGTGTTGTTTCTTATGTAGTCAATCATTCTTTCCATGTAATATTCTGCTGTGTTAAGAACTTCATTTCTAAGGTGTTGTGCCTCTTCTGTACTTAACGCATTGCCTGTTTCTGATGTCTTAGAAAAGATATTTCCATTTTCAATCTTAAATCTAAGAAACGGAAGTGCCATGTATAACGCAAATGACGGCAACATCTCACCTATATAGTCATTTAATAAAGTTGCATACGCTTCGTTTCCTACGTTGTTGACTGTTCCTGCTGTAATTAAGTCCTTTAATTTTTGGTTAAGATTTGTTCCTAACTTAGTTTCAACATAGAGTTTTTGAGCTTGTTTAATATACGGAAGTAAAAGAGCAGGTTCAACATTTAAGCCGATAGTCGTGCTGTCTTTTAGTTTTTCTTCTGATATGAATAATACATAATTTGCCATAGTCTAGTTATAATATCCGTTATTTTTCATTTTACGTGGTGGTATTGCCACTAAATTGTCATTTTTCTCAGCAGTAAATCCCTCTGACCTTGCTTTTGTATATCCAATCAATTGAGAACTACTAATTTTGCTTTTTGCATTTCTTAAAGATGTTTTGTAAATTCTACGACTCCAGTAATGGAAACATTGGGGGCCGCCCTTGTATAGCCAAATTGAATAAGTTGCTGCACCTTCAATTCCAAAGCCTGGATTGACAGCCATTTTACCCATCTTTAAAATATCCTCTTTACGATATATTTTGTTTGCTGATTCCATTTTGCGACAGAATTCTCTTTTAGTTCCTGATTTATTTACTAAAAAATCATCATTTTCATAAACATATCTAACTTTATAATAGTCATTATAAGACCTATTAACTCCGTCTTGCTCACTTCTAGCATTCGGTCTTGCTGTTCCAGTTGAGGTTAATTCTATTTTGTCATTTGCAAATTCATTAAGCGTTTTCTCAAAATCAAAATCTTGATGTTCACCGTCAACAACTTCTTCTTCAATTAATTCCCAATCGTCAGGTATATCTTCTAAAGTTTCTAAAAACGCTTCTAACTCTGTCTTGTTAAAATTCATTAGTTCATCGTGGCTCTCACAAGCCATATAAACCGTTTTGCCCTCGTATTCGTGTTCATGGTAGCCCTTACACCCTAAAGTCTTTGAATGCTCTTCAGCCTCTTCTATGGTGCTAAAAACAGGCTTACCGTCTATCATTCCAACTTTTGAATATTCGTCACGCACAACCTCTTGGTCATTTAAAGGTGGTAAGCCTAACTCTTCACGTATTTCATCTTGTGTCATTACATCTCTTATTGTAGCTGAATCAAATTGAACCGTTATAGGTTTAAGCTGAACAAAACTAACAGGCATATCCATATTATTGACTGTAAATATTTTCCTTAAAACCTTAATGATATGCTCTTGAAATGGGGCAACAACAGTATTAAGATAAAAATTCGCTGCATTTACAAGTTCGTCTGTATTTGACGAAAACCCATTAGTTGAATCAATACCCATTAGCGTTTTTGATGTCACTCTATGACCACTAAGAATGTTCTGCACCAAGAGTTCTTGGAGTGCTAAATATTGCTTATCTAAATCGCTAGGTGTTATTGCTGTAATCTCAGGGGTTCTTGTTTTATCGTCAGAGAATGTCAATATGAATTTCCCTGCGTTCTTTTCTGATGCGAATTTATCTGTAAGGCTTTGTTCTATTTGAAATCTCTCTTCTTGTGTCGGCACTCCATTCGCAAAGCTGACCATAAAACTTCCTGAAAAGCCATTAGAGATATTATTAAGGTGAAACTCAGCCACGCGTTGGTCAACCAACGCCCAATTATTTGCTGCTAAATAGTCAGGTGTGTGATATACATTCATACTAGGACTATAAAGACCTGAATATAAAATCTGATTTGCACTTGTTCTGTCTTTAGTATTAAAGGCAGGTACTCTGTAAGGCTTGTGAGTTCTTGTGTTAGCCCAATCAGAAGAAACATAATAGGCTTCTACTTTTCCTAACTCATTAGGTTTTTCTGCCCTGATTTTCTCAACTCCAATATGATAAATTTCTGCGATTTGTGTTCTGTCCTGTGACCATACAATATTAAGAGCAAACGCACCTTGTAATTTAAAGTCAAAGCTAATCTTTTTAATTACTTCGTGTAGCGTTTCATTACTGTTAGCTTCTGCAAAGAATTTCTTTAGCTTTACAATAGCATCTAATTCTCTTTCGTCTTCGTCATCAATCACTAAGTCTTCACCTGCTATCATTTCTGCTGTCGCATTAATTATCGCTGCTTGTGTCGAGCTGTTGTAATAAAGGTCTATTAAGAATTGTGGATAAAGGTTCGCCCAATCATCTGTGCCATACGAAATCCATTCTTTACCTCTAGTTTCAGTAACTACTGGTGCTGTTGAGGTGCTTAAATCTACGCTAATTATGTTTTCCATTGTTTATTATTTCGGTTGTGCTAAGTAAGTGTACATTAATCGTCTTTCTGCTGCTGTTAAAACTGTGCCTTTATAGATTAGAATATTTTTGATATATCCTTTCATATTGTCTGTATCGTCTGCTGCTGCACCTATATTGCTGATTCTAAAAGCATCATTGTCAGTTAAAGAAGTTGAACCCCACGCCTTGTCTGAATAAGTGCCACCGTCAACATACAGTCTTAGGTCACCTGTTGCACCATTACTTCGTGTAAATATAACTGTATAATATTTATCAACAACAATAGTATCTGACGCTTCTGTGAAATTATTATTCCCTGCCCCACCTATTTTACACCTAAAGCCTGTCGCATCATTAATTCTAAAAAAGTTTGAAGAATCAGAACCATAGATTGCATTTTGTGATAAGTCGGTAAACATAATATTGGTAACAATGCTAAAGTCTTGATTTGCTAAAATTTCAACGTCTTCAGCCATATCCATAAATTGTGTTCCGTCAAAAGCAGGTACGTAAGGGTCAATAGTATTTTCCCTATCCCAATGGGGTTTGTCAGCTTGAGTGTCTTGAACGCCATTATAACCCTCACCTGTAAAGTCCGTCCATAGATTAATCAGGTCACCTGTTGCCATAGTGTTAGCAGTTGTACTGTGTACAGGGTCTAAAGCAGCACCTGCTGCATTTTGGTCAGCTTCAATAAGGTTGTTATCTTTTAACCACATTTCTAAATTGCTGACACTAGCAGGTGTCCACCCTGACGTTTCAGGTGTAGAAACTAAACTTAATCCTTGTTTAAGAGCTAACATTATTCAGGGTCTTCATAATAACAGATTGCTACGCCACTACTTAAAGTGATTGCTGTAACTTGTAGAAACAACGTAGTACCCGCAGGTATTGTAGTATGTAGGTTTGCGATAGCACTTCCTGTTACTGCTGTAGCGTTACTAGCCGTTATCGCAGAGATAACACTTTCAACAGGAAAGTGAATTGCATAATACTTTTTGCTTGTCATTGCAGTTGTTGCTATAACATCACATCTGTTTTTCCCTAATTGCTCTGTTAAAAGTTGTTGTACATTTTCTATTGCCATTTTTTAATTTTTTATTGTCCGTAATATATATAATTTGTTGAAGCAGGTTGGTCATACTCTGTGTACTGAACTTCCTCGCTTCCTGATTTTTCTCCTAAATATAGTTTCCCTATCGCTACAAGCCCTTGAACTACGCCATGAGTTGGACCCACTGGCAATACATCTGTTTCGCTTACAGGTGCGTTCCCTGAACTTATTGCTACTGCACCACTCCAACTGACTTCATATAATTCATACTTATAATATCCCGCAGGTTTTAAATTTACAGAAGTATAAACAGTTGGACTTGCACTATAATCAAATTCTAATTTTGTATATCTGTCATTAATAGTTTCCAAAGCAGGGTACACATAAAATACTGCACCGTCTAAGTCATTTGTAAATTTAGCTAAGTGCCTTATCATTGACGAAGAAACACTTGTATCAATTCTTTTTGCTTCTGTTTCTATATAAGCGTCAAAATTAGTTTCACGAATTGCTTGTATCATACTATATAATAGAAAACAGACTTAAATATTTGCTAATGTAAGAAAAAAGGTGGCAAAAGCCACCCCTAATCCAAGATATATATGAAAACTACTAATTAAAGTCTAGTTACTATCAACACCACCTAACGTAAACCCTGCGTTATCAAATGGGTTTGTAGTATAGTCAGGTACGAATTGGAACGGTTTATTCTCTAAGCCATCAAAGGTCAGAGTGTAACCATTTCGGTCACCAAATGCAGCTCCTGAATCCATAGTACCTGCGTTTAATTCCATTCCATTCACACTCCCTAAACACACTATTACGTCATGTCCTGTAGCCGTTACTGTTTGGTTTAACTGTGCAAATATTATTGTTTTTGTTGCTCCTAACAACTTCACTTCGTTTTGGTCTTCTTTAGTTAGTCTATTAAGTATAATATTTACAGTTGGTGTGTAGAATATTGTTCCATTCTCACGACTACCTGTAATTGTATCTGTAAGACTAGCAACACCTAGAGGCATTGTATATCTGTATAACATATTACTACCCATTTCTAAGTCTGTAATTGCTCCACTTGCTGTTGGTATTGAAGTCACTTGGTCATAAACTGCGAAATATATATATTTTATTCCACCTGATATTCTATTACAATCAAGTCCTCTACCTTTTGTTAATGCTGTACACGCCATTGATTTTTATGTTTTAAAGGTTAAAGGAGCAAGGGTTTTTACACCCCTGCTTCTTGTAATTTGTTTTATGATTGTCTTACAATGTCAGCACCAACTCCTGTCTGAACACCACCTGACCATCTAGCAACTAAACGCATATTGTCACTTCCGTCTAAAGCTGCCATATCCATCAAAGTAATTCTAGTCGCATCTGAAAGCAAATCAGTTCCGTAGAATAAGTTAGACTTTTCTGCTGCTACTAATTGATTGTCAACCATTCCTGGACAAACTGCAATCTTGTAACCCTCAAATACAGGCTCATAGTCACCGTTCATATTGTAAGCGTTTACATATCCTAAAGTAGAAACTGCTGATACATAGAAAGCGTAAGTTTTTGGGTTCATGTAAATATGCAAATCCTCTTTTCTTAATACAGGAGATATATTCGCTGCCATATCTGCTGTTAATGTTTGTAAGTTTGCAATAATGTTAGCTGCTGTATAAGCACCTGACGCTGAAGATTGAATAACTGTTGCATCAGCATTAGTACCTGTTGGCATTAAATATCCATTCGTACCTAAGAACCCCTGAAACTCTCCTGTTGTTCCACCTGCACCTTCCCAAACACTTTCTTCTGTTGCTTGTGCTATAATCTCACCCATATAAGAAATCACATAGTCGTCAAAACTTGCAGGTGGTGGTGCTCCTGCTCCTGCTCTCATTTGTAACGCTTCCCATGAATCTAAAAGAGTAGATTTGCAAAGGTCTAAATTGATTTGTAAATTTTTAGGCTCTAATACCTTTTCTGTAAGTGCTAAAGTACCTGCATCTGTAAAGTCACAAGTAGCATCAACAACTACTGATGAACCTGCCATTCTTTGTATATTAGACTTGTACTTGATATTTTCTATCATTGTTAAGTAGTCTAATGATTTTGCTTCTTTCAGGGCTGCTGCAATATAAAATCCAGCCGCTTTTCCTGCATAATTTGATGTTGTAGTAAACGCCATTTTTTTTGTTTTTTAAGTTATTATTTATTTAAGTTATACAAAAACCGTTCTTGTTTAGATAACTTGTTATATTGTTTTTTAGTTAATGCAGGTCTTTCTGCACTAAATTTATTTGTATTTATTGGAGCATCAGCAGGACTTTCTGCTAGTTCCGTTTTAAGTTTTTCGTTTTCAGCTTTTATTGCTTCAACTTCTTCTGCTGAAAATTCTACAACCTCTTTCGTTGTTATAGTTTTTGGGTTTTTAGACGGCTCAACAGTTTCTTCTGTCATTTCTTCAACATCACCATTTTCACCGATTTGTTTTTTAAGGTCAGCAACAGCGTCTTCAAGATTTTTAATTCGCTTTTCCATTCCTTGCCAATCATCAACAGCAGCTTCGTCATCATCTTCACCTCTGTCTTCACCCATTTCTTCTTTATCTTCTTCGTAATCGTCTTCTTTTTTAGCTTCTTCTTTTTCTTCTGTTTCACTTTCAATAACTTCAGCGACAACACCCTCAACCTCAACCCTAAAGCTAACACCTGTATCTGTCTTATAAGTTCCGATTGGTAAAAGTATCGTTGTTCCATCTTCTGTGAGTACCGAAATATCCACACCTGCTTCAAGTTCTTCGGCAGTTGATACAAAGATTGTACCGTCTTCGCTTTTCGCTTGCCAAGCTAACTGTAATTCTTCGTCTTTATTAAGACCAAGTGCTACTAATATTTGTTGTTTTAAATCCATTGTGTCTTTTTTTAATAGTGAGTTATATTAATATAATAGAATAGTTATTTATTTATTTGATTTTCTGATTATTTCGTTAAGTGCTGAAAGTATCTCTAAATCTGTTGGTTGTCTTTCTGACATCTTTTGCATTTTATCTGTAAAATAGCCCTCAATAGACAAACCTTTTAAAGAACCGTCTTTAATCTTAGCCCATAAGTCGTCATTCTCAATTTTCATTTTTACCATCCACGTTCCTTTTGGTAAACTAAATCCGTATAATGTACTCTTATCTTTTTTACTATCTTCTATTATCCAACTTTCAACAGTTAAAACTCCTGACACTCTATCTTGGTGTTCATGAGTTGCTTTGTGGTGGTTGTTGTTTTTCAAATATAACTCACTCGCTTTTCTTACAGTTTCAGGGCTGAAATAAACATAATAATCTGAATCTGTATTTGGGTCATATCTAAATATTTGCTTATTCGGTATCAAAGCAGGGCTAACAAGCATTCTCTTTTCTTTATCAACCTTAGCAAATGTCAAGTTGTTTTTCTCTTTTCCAAAGAAAACAAAGTCTTGTTCGATTGCAGGTGCAGCAACTAAGCTGATTGCGTCAATAGCAAGTTCTTCACTATTTTCATCTATTACTAATTCTACTATTCTTGTATTTTTCATAATTAAAATGATTGACTTGGTTTTTCAGGCAAACTTGCCTTATTAAATGCACCTTCTATCCTTGCATCAAAAGATTTTCCTTGTGTAGCTAATTTTTTAAACTCAGATAGACCGGGCACTTTTATACCCATATCTTTTTCAACAACTGTTAATTCTTTTGCTATGTTATTTAACTTTTCCACTGCCTTTTGAAGATTGTTTCCTGTCATAAACAAATCTTTTTTAGCATCTTGAAAATATTTAACCTCACTATCATAAACATTTAATTTTTTAACAATTTCCGACCTCATTCCTTTAATTACTTTCACTAATTTATCTGTATCTGTTTGGATATTATATAAAAATGAAATTTTGTCTTGCCCTTCTTTTATTAATGTTTTGATTTTCTCAGATGCTTTTTCGCCATCTTGTATAATTCCTAAATTGATTTTTTGAGCTTTACTTAATTTTATTTCATCAGCCTTATATTCTTTTAATTCTTTTGCGTATTCTTCATACGTCTTTTTTCCTATTGGTGTTGGTTTCATTTTATTATAGTGTTTTGGGTTAGCTTTTTCACAGGCTTCTTTGGTGTCATATTTACACTCACCTCTTTCACCCCATTTATATTTTCCATCTTTGCATTTAGTACACGGCATAATATATAATAGATTTAATTAATTTTTATTTGCTTTTTAAATTGTTGCTCTTCTTCTAATAATGGCTAGTTTATTTTGATTGTTGGTTATATCATCAGAAACAACGTAGGCTCTTGCAGGTTCAACTTCTTCACCACCACCTAAAGTAAACGACCCTGATAACATTTCAGGGGCAGGTGCCATACCACCCCCTGTTGGTACACTCGTTCCACCACCATTTCCTCCTGGTGTTTTTGTTTCCATTATCTTTTTTACATTTGCAAGACCAGTTACAATAGCAGCAGCAGCAGCAGCCCACCTTGCAGGTCCAACTAACGTAGGGTCTTTTAAAACAGCATTTGCAGCAGCGTAAGTATCTATAATTGCTTGTGCTAAGGCAAACTCTTTTTGTTCCCCTGCCAATGCACCAAGTGCTCCTGCTAGTTTTGAATAATGACCTAGTTGGTCGTTAAGTGTTTGAGCTCTTAACGCTCTTTTTCGTTTTTCAGCTTCTGCTACTATCTTAACTTCCATAGCCTCTAATTCTTCTTTATCGGCTAAAGTTCGTCTTGCAACTCTTAACATTTCAGCTTCCCAATTGTCTAGTTCTGTCATTTCTAGTTCATTGGCTGCTGTGGTTGCTTCCATTAAGGTCTTTTTATTTTCAGCTAATTCATCTTCTAAAGCAACTTTATTAGTTAATTGTTCAGATATTTGTCCTGTAATTTCTTCTTCAAGTTGAAGCTGTTCAATAATTACCTTTCCTAAAGCTATTTTATTTGCATCAGTAGCATTAGCTTTAACTGCTAATTCTGCTGCTACCCTTTCTTGTGCTAAGTCAATTGACCTTCTTTTAAGTTGCTCGTCAAGTATTTCACCTAACTTTTTATTTGCTTCAACCCTTTCTTCAATACTCCTACTAACATCATCTCTAATCTGTCTTTGTTCTTCTGCTGCTTTTTTATCTTTTGCTGCTGCTGTTTCATTCGCTAAAGCTGCAAATTGTGCTGCCTTTCCTGCTGCTGTTAATGCTTCGGAAAGTTCCGCAATAGCTTTAAAGTCTATGTCACTAAATTCTTTACCTGCAAGGTCTAAGAATTCATTAACGGCACTATTTGCTTCTCGCCAATTATCTTTTATGGTAATGGCACTATCTTTCATTGCGTCACCTGTTTTCCTAATCTCTCTACCAAGTCGTTTCATAGCCCTAGCATTAGACCTGATGGCTTTGATATTATCTTTTCCAAAGAAATGACCCATACCCTGAAATGCCATTATTAAAAACCTTATAGCTAATTCAGTAGTTTGAATAGCTTGTTTAAAAGGCATCCACCCTAAATTAATAAAACTTACCATTACCTTTTTCCACGCTTCAAATTTCTCTGCATTCTCGCCTATCCATTGTGCCAAACGTACAATTATATTTACTACTTCATTAAATACAATACTTATAAAATGACCTGCCTTTGTCATTGCATCAGCAGCAACTTGGTTTCTCATAAAGGCTTCTCTTAAAGCCATAAACCCACTAATTAGCAATCCAATACCAATAGCTTTAATTGCAGCACCAACTGCTCTAATAGCAATACCTACTTTTTTAAATCCTGCCGCACCTTTTTCGGTAGCAGGTTTTAATTGCTCGGTTTGTTTTGTTGTATCTTTTAAGCTCTTATCTAATTGTTTAACATCTTGTGTTACCTCTTTAATGTTAGATTTTGCTTCAAAATTTAAGATTGTTGTTTCGTCTGCCATTGTTATATATTTTTATAAACTAACCCCTGTTTTTATTTGTGTGAATGTAATGTTTGACAGCCATTCAATATTCATATTTGTATCACCCCTCACCCTCATAGCAAAGTTCTCGCCACTTGTTATTCCTGTTGGTCGCCAATTTCCTGTTTCACCACTACTTTTAATATCATCTCGTTCTCTGCTTATAGTCATTGAACCACTTTTATTAATTACTACACCTCTTTCAACCCAACTAGCAAAGTCACCGACTGCACCCTCACCTGCTGAACCCCCTATTCTTACTGCTACAACGTCTGCGTGAAAGTACATAATTGTATTTTCAGGAATAGCAAAAAGACTTGGTGAGCAATTATTTAAATAGCTTACAGTATTTGTTCCGTCAGTTGTTCTTGTTCCATACATTAATTGAACGCTTTGCTTGTAACCTGCAAATGTCACACCTGAACAATTACCACCTAATACTATTGATTGGTCGGCTGTAGCTTCTGCTCTTCTGCCACCCACAAAAGAATTATTAACTCCATTTGCAATCTCATTACCTGTTCCATTTATAAGGCAATTATTATTATTACCTCTAAGTGTATTAGTAGAACCATTTATTTGAACAGTATTTACACCTCGCTGTGTAGTGTTATTTGCTCCGTTTATTTTGTTGTTTATATTATTAATATTTTCTTGCAAATTAGTATTTAACCTAAAAGCAACACAAGTTCCTGACGCACTATCATAGGTATATCCGTACGCTTCACATTGTAATTGATTAGGCAGTATCTCATTATTTGTGCCATCAGTAAAAAGAACAACGCCTGTATTTGTTATTTCGTAAGGTTTAACTGTATATCCTGTTAAGTATTCCATTATGGTATAAGTATAAATTCAACGGTGGCTAAATCGTTTGGTTTGTAGTCAATTCTATTAACTCTAAACGGTCTATTCTTTATATAAACAACATCATAAAATTTAAAGGTCGCTATATCTGATGGATTAAGATTTACCTTTAAAGTCATTACCCTTGTGTCAGGGTGATACAGCTCATTGAAATAAGGCTGCCAATAAGTTGAATATAAATTATTCACAGCAGATTGTCCGATTGGCATTATATATCCATAAGTACCAAAATTAAAATCTACTGTCGTTGAGGTTGTTTCTATTTCGGACAAATGACTAAACTGTAAAAAGTCAGATTGGTTCTCACTAAACTTTCCGTTTTGTGATGGTATAAAATAAGTCAGCCCTGTATCTACAACTCCATTATTATAGAATATTCTAGGTGAATTATCAAAGCCCTCAAAAGCACCGTCACCTGTTTTAGTGAAAACACACGGCACTATAAAGTTTGAAAATTGCTCAAATAATGGCTTACAAACAGTAGCTGCAAAAGGTTCTGCAATTATTTCTTTCTCACCCTCTAGTATAGTAAATTGGCGTGAATCAAACTCCCTGCTTCCGTATAGCTTACCTGTAGAATTTCTATAAATATCAAAAGCAATATCTTCATCATCTTCAACAAACTTAAAAATAGTTTCTTTATTTAAGTCAGAAAGTGGTTTTAATTCCATTTCTGAAACATCTATTTTGTCTGTCCAATCGTGTACCTTACCATCAAACCTTGACGATAAACTTAAATCAGTTTGGTTGCCACCTGAATTTGTATTATTAATAAAGACATCTTTGTACGGCTCTATAAGTATATTATTAGGGTTGGTTTCATCTCGCATAGTCACAAGATTAAACATTGTGAATATTCCTTTCAAAAATTCCCATTGCCCTAGTTCACCCCTTAAAGTATTTAGTATAGTGCCGTCTGTCATTTTTGCAGGGCTTACTGTTCCGTATAAAGTTGAATAAGTATTTGATGACGAACCTGTTGATTGACGCACTAAATTAGTTCCAGTAGAAGCGTTGAACCTGCACTTTAAAGTTTGTGTGTTATTTAATATTGTAGTTACTGTTCCTGAGTATGTTTGTGTGCTACTCGCTGTACTGCCTGAAAAAGTTGCTTGGTCTATAACACCATCTGAATCTGAATACCACTCTATTGTCACATCTGTTGTGCCAAGCCATTTTAAACGCACTTCATAGTTTATTTCATATTTTGTGTTATCAGCTGTTGATGTAAATACACTCGTTGAAGTATTAAACCCAGCTTCAGGTGGAAAGAATATAACAGAGCTTACAAGGTTAAATATTACTGTTCCATAACTCCCTGTAGGTGCAAAATTAGTATCTGCATATGCCTTCCTTGCCATACCTGTTAATTCAGGATTGTTAACTGATGCTGAACCCCAATTAAAGTCCATAAATAATTTCTCAAAATCTGCTGTATCAAAAAATGCTGATGTATAGTCAAACCCTGCGTCTGAAAAGATTTTATTAATTAAATATTTTAATTGAATGCAAGGTCTGAAAGCACCCTCTAAGGATATTAATTCAGGCAGGTCAGCAGTAGCCCCTGAACCAGTAGAACCATCAGCAGGAAAGATTTGCCCTGTCCAATCTATAAAAGGATATTTTAAAACGTTTGTATGGTCAGTCGGACTTGTTAAACTTGCATCATAAGCAAATGAAGATGTACCAATTTGATTAATCAAAGGAAGCCCAACAGCGTTATCCCAACTATTCTTAATTGAATCTTTATCGTATAAGTGATTTAATTCTGTAAAATTTAAGTCTGCAAATTTCTTATCTTTTAATGTATCTGCTAAGGCAATTACATCTGAATATAAATTGACATCATAGCTTATTTCACCCTCATTATCTTTTACATTAATCAACCTTAAATAGCCTTCAAATAAAATAATACCATCTTGTTTTAATGCGCATTTTGTACGCATATAAGGGTTAAAGATTATACCGTCATTTGCTCTTGTAACATCAAACATATTATTGAATATCTGATTGTTTCTTTTCGTTGCAGGTAAATTAAAATCTTTAGAATATGATTGTACTTTTTCAGCGACATTTTTAAAGTTATCAATACTTAAACTTAAAGGTATATCTTCTTCTTGGTAAAGGTCACAATCCACTTGACCGTCTATTAAATAAGCGTAAATTCCTGAAGGTGATGCAGGTGTTTCAGTAACCGTAATACTGCTGATTATTAAGTTAGAATTTGCAGTATTGTAATAGACTATGGTAACAATATCATTTGGTGTCTGTGCTACAAAATTAAGCGTTTGTTGTGTAGTATTAGCAGTCAATAATTGCCCTTGTATAACAGCATTTGTATTAGGATTAAAAACTTTGGGGTTTATAATTCCTGTTGTTGCTGTCATATTTATTGTTACTGTGTATGATACGCCTACTGTTAAGAATGATAGCTGTTGATAAACTCCAGAATATGAAGATGGCGTTACAGAATTAAGGTATAACTGTTGTGATGTAACTGATGCGTCAGCAGGTGTTGATACAAGTGTATTATTCCATCTGTACCAAGTATTAATAATTGCAGGTGGTGTATTCGTAAGGTGTGCGTCAATACTTCCTGTTGTATTATATGCTGCATAATTTGTAATACTGTTAAAATTAAGGCCATCTGTTAAATAAGCATTGCCTTGTGATAAAGAGATATTATCATAAACTTGAGGATATAAAACTAATTGTGTATTCATTAGATAGTTTGTGTTCTTTCCATTCTACTTTTTTCAATCTCAATAGTATATTGCATTAGCTTGTCATTAGCAATAGTCTTTGTAATATAATTTGAAGTTGTGACTGTTACAGGCTCAACATATTTATTTGTAATAGTATTTGCGACATCTGTTGAATAGCCATTTAATATATAAACTTCTGTGCTATTAATTAACTCTTTAAACCACACCCCTTCTGCTTCTGTAACAAAGTCTGTATTAATCGTAATCTTTTCTTTTGAATTTACTCTAAAGTTTTTCTTGCCACCTTTATACCCTGCTATTTTAAAAGTGCTTTCATTCCAAGTACCACTCTGTTGTGTATAAGAAGTCCTGTTAGTTGTTATTGACCTTGTTGACTTCATATTAAAAGTATAGTAATCCCAAACACCCCATTGGTTTAACCAAGTAAGCCTTATTGGCTCATATCCTTTGAGGTTAGGACAAAGAATATTAATCCTGTACCTTTCGCTTATCTCTGCATCTGCTGCATCTTCTGCAACAACTGTATAGTAAGCTAAAGTGCCATCGTCAATATGGTCTTTAAAGTCTGATTTGTTATAATAAAGGTTTGCAGGAAAAGCCCCTAAAAACATAATACGAGTATCTACATAATTTGAAACAGAGCTAAACCCCCCCTCAGCATAACCTGTATATATAAGTGCAGTATCTATTAATACATCTGAATCATTATAAAGTCTAAACTTAAACCTACGCACCCTGTCAGTTGATGCAGTTAAAAAATTAAAAAATGGTAAAGTACCGTAGTCAGTAGCCGTTGCATATTGAGTAGTTGGTGCATTGCTTAGAAACTTACCTACTGACGAAGTATCATTTAAAATAAAGTTGCTCATATCATAGCCATAATTATCTCCTGAAACTACTGCCCCTAATGAATTAAGTTTCCCTAAAGTCAATACATTGTCATATTGTAAAACACCGTTAAAGATTGTATATTGTTCGCTGTTTTCACCAAGACCTGTTGCAACGCTTACTGCACCCCCTGCCGTATCTGAATATTCTATTCTAAATTGAACAGCAAAGAATTTCACTACATCTGTGCCGACAGCACACTCATCAATCAAATGGATAGGGTGTGTTTTGTCTGAACCTTTATAGCGACTACCATTAGCAAATGTACTGCCCTCATAGCGTGGTTTTACTTGTGTTTCTACAATAGACCGAAAATCAAATATTCCAACACCCTGATTATTAGGAGTTGTTTTAAAAGTACCTACAACTGAATCTGCGTTACTTAGATTAATTGCCTGACGACTTATATGAACCTCAGCAATAAATTTGACCTTAAATTTTGTTGCTACAATTAGGGGATAAGATACTGCAAACATTAGTTGTTGTCCTACTGGTACAGGTGCTTCGTATAATGGTTGTTGTTGTATTGTTATTGACATATTTTTTTATTATTACATTATTCTTGTTGCTTCTGTTACTGCTAAGGTATTGTTAATCTCAGTTTTAAGAGTTTCCATCATACCTTTATCAAATTCCTTTAACCCAAGTCCTAAAGGCTTTTGAAAGAAACTAAGGCTTTTAATTCCATCTCGTTTTATTTTTCTTCCTATAATAAACGCTAGACTTAGGTTAGTAATAAACCTGCCTGACTTTTTATCTCTTCCTTTTAAGCCTTTTTTCTTAACCCACTTAGCTAATATTCCTGGTGGAATTGGTGGTGTGTTTCTCTTAAAATTATAAGGACTAGAAACTACTTTATTATTAAAGTCTTTGTAAGACTGGGTTTTTGCATAACCTGAAACACCCTTGTCAAGAAACTCACCATAATCAGCCATAAAAAACTTTACAGAAAAAACACCTCGTTCTTCTTCAGTAACTGAAAACTTAATAGTTTGTCCTAAATTAGTTTTACCACCTTTAGCTCTTGCTAAGTTAGCTTTTGACCTATTAGCTACCTGCTTACCAAAAGAAGTTAAATAGTTTTTAAAGCTGTCTGTGTCCATTATACAAGCGCCACAAATGTTTCAACTTGAATATCTGCACTTCCTGAAGGTCTTACTTGTACGCTTGTAATGTCTTCTAAAGTTGGAAACGCAGGGCTTGTATCTTCTTCACCAATCGCACCATTTTCTGCTTGAAATAAAACGTGCGAGCCACCTGCTCTTACCGTAACTTGATAATTAGTGTTTGTAGTTACTAAAGCCAACTTCATATCTTCTGTGTCGCTTAAATTTGTAATCCTTAAATACTTGCAATTCTCAACATCTAAAGCTCCTGCTGAAGTATGAGGACTTGCTGCAAACGTACATATTGTTGTTGTGTTTGAGTGTGCTGCTGTTAATATTCTTTCGTAAGTATCAACAATACTTGATGTTGTAATACTATTTGTTGACCCCCTTAATGCACCGTTGAGGGTTACACTCTCGGAAATTGTTACTGTTAAATCTGCCATATTATATATTTATTGTTATTTTAAAAAATCCTATTTCTATTTTATATTTTCCTATTTTGAATTTCATTATTTGCCTATTGGATTATCTGCAACAGGTATCGTACAAGTTTGAAAGTCATTTTGAACCAACACACCTATTGAAAACACCCACCCTGTTAAAAGATTATCAAACCTTTCTTGAAATGGCTCTAAGCTATATTCACCCTCTGTAAAATAAACAGGGTCGTTAATATCTAGTTCACCTGCACCCTGCCATTTACTATGTCGCATCATTCCTATTATATCAACACATACTTGCAAACAGCTTGACATTACTTCTTGCTCATTACTTAAATAATTAGCCGATTGAAAATTAGCTTCTGTCCAATTCTCTTTTTCAGTTACAGCATCCATAACAAATAGCTGAAAGTTATAAATTAATTGAGATTGCCCTGTGCTTACACTAACAGGGTTGATATGAAACAAAGGGTACAATGTTTCGTTACTCAAATCAATTTTCCAAATATCACCTGTAGTTGTTGTCTTTAACTGATGATGTTCTTCACCCAACTGTTTAAGGGTGTCTATGACGTTGTTATAAGTTTTGTTTGCTATCATCTATATTTACTTTATTACTTAAATTTAAATCTGTTTCATAACTTAACCAAGTCAAACATTCTAATAAGTTCAATTTAGATATTACTTCTAACTTACTTATATCTTGGTTGCATAACCTGTGCATTATTCCAAACCACCCCCACTTTTCTGCGAATTGTTTATCTCCAAGTCCTTCGCTATCTCCTGTGTCCGTTCCACTAAAAATGATGGCAAAATCGTTGACAATTCTGTCACGAAACCCCAAAAAAAAACCAGTGCCGTTTGCACTTGCTCTGCTGACATTTGTTTCATTTTCTCAGCCCTTATTGTTATGTTGCCATCATAAGCAGCTATTGAATATATGTCTTTCTCTTTCTCAACTATTGGTCTAAAAAGAATTGCCATTATTTCAGGCATACTTTTTTCTATTCCAATCTTGATAAAGTTTTCAAGGTCTGCATATTCACCTAAAGTTATTTCATCTAAATTAGGGTGAAACGCATATTGCACTTCATCTATTTCTATAATCTTTTTAAGCTCAGGGTTTTGCCGAGCCTGTAACTCACTCAGCTTTTCCATTAAAACTGCAACATCTTTTAAAGCCAATTCATCTATTAATGACTTCGGAATATCAGACATAGCTGCTATTGTTTCTCTTGCTTCTTTTGCCTTTGTTCCTGTTTGTGCTGCAATTAGCTTAATCCATTTTTCAAGGGTAACATCAGCCCAAGAGGTAATAAGATTATAGTTTTTCTTTTTGCCCTTCTTCTTAATTTTTACTTTCATAGTCTTATCTTGTTATATAATAGAAATTTGTTAAAAATAGTTTACTGCACAAAATACTTTCCAAAGTTACTATCAATTTCATAATAGCAACGCATAGCCATTGCATCTGCATAATCAGGTGACCTACCTATTATGCCCTTAATTGTTTCTTTTGAAAAGATTTGTAACTTATTATCTTTGTCTGCATCTTTCATTCTTACCTGTTCACATTCTTCAATGATTTGGTTTTTTATATTTACATCAGGGCATATTACACCCACTTGCCCTTTGTTTATTAGGTCGGCTAATTTATAAAAGCATTGTGTCTTTAGGTTCTGATAGTTTTCACCTTTCAATGCCCTTGCATTATTAACAAAACCAATACATCTTAAATAATCTTTAACACCCCCACCAACTCCGTCCTCATCAACAATAATATTCCTTAAAGGCACTTCATGTTCTTGCTGTAAAGCCCTTACTTCGTCCACAACCTCATTTACAGACGATTTAAGCATACTTCTTATCTTTTTAATATGTAACCCCTCCCAATACATTATAACCGTCTTATCGCTTCCAAATCGCGCCACATCACAACTTATGTATTTAGCACCACTAACTCCTTTTTGATTAAAGATATTTAAAATAGCATCATAATCAATTAAGCTATCATTACTTGCATCATATTCCCAGTTACCAAATAAAAGCCTTTGTTTTGATAATTCGTCTAATGTTAATAATTGTGTCTTATAATATTTAGATATATATTCATTATCGTCAACTAAACTTTGTATGAATTTTCTGTGGGGTTTTTGCTTTCCGTCTTTTGCTGGTCTATAATACTGAGTGTAAACCCAATTCTTTGCAGGGTTACAAGTCATTAGCATTTTAGGTATCAAACCATAGTCATCTAATTTATACCTCATTCTTGACGCCACTATGTTTTTAGCTTTCTCAGTTATTTGATTTGCTTCATCTATAAAAGCCCCTGTGATTTCTAAAGAACCCAAGTTGTCAAAGTTTTTGTCAGATGGATATAAAAACAAATCTTTAAGCATTATTTCAGAACGATTAAAAAATGTTATGATATTTGACCCTGCATTGAAATTATAATGCTTACTTGCTTTTATGCCCCACGCTTCACATACTTCAAAAAAAGTGTTAAGTGTTGTTTTCTTTAAACTATCAAGTTTTGACCTACCCATTAAATATCTAGTCTTAGGATATTTTAAGCACATTAATATTAACCATGCACAACCTACCCAAGACTTTCCACCACCTGCTGCACCACCAAAAAGAACTTCTGTTGTAGTTTTGTCAAATAGATATTCTATTGCTTGTTCCTGTGTGTCAGTAAAGTTAGCATCAATGTTCAACACCTTTTATATTTACGTTAATTTTAATTGGTTCGTCACCTGAACTTAGGTCTAGTTCACTGCGTTCAATATATCCTCGTTTCTTTCCTTTTGTCTTTAGAAAGAATATTGTTGCTGATGTATTGCCATCACCTATTTGTTTATGTAATTGGCTTTCACCAAAATCTAGTGCTATGTTTTCAATCTCTTTAACTGCTCTTGCAAAGTCTTCATCTTCTTTTAGCCATTTATAATATGTGCTTCTAGGTATATCGGTTTGCTTACAAGCTACTGTCACTACACCTAAACTATTTTCTAATGCCTGTAAAATTGCTTCCTTTTTTATATGTCTACTTTTGTCCATTATTTTATTTTCTTTAATTCCATACCGTAATTATCTACACCGTTTTTTATTTTAATATTTTTCTTTTTAATTAACTTTATTTTTTTAAAAGGCGTATAATCTACGTGATGATGTATTCGCCCAAATCTAAATACTATTTTTGAAACGTCAGGGTGTATATCTACCTGCATTTGACTTTTAGGTAAAGTGCCCTCTTTGTCGTAAAACTCTGCTGAATTTCCACCTCTTAAAACTTGTGTAGTAGTCTTTAATTGCATAAAAGCATTAAATTGAATAGTGCAATACCCTGCTTTTAACATATCCAAACTTAATATAGTATCTTCATTGTATCGTCCTCGCCATTTAAAAGGAGCATCATTTTTTATAAGATTACAGCTATATATTCTTGTATTCTTTACAAATGGTGGCAGTTTCGCCTTACGAGGTACAAACATATAATAATTTGGTCCTGCCATTGCTACATTCTCATATCGTTCAACAAAGTCTTCCATAGCTCTAAAACAAGACCCATTATGTACTGGTATTTGTAAATTATTATTCATTCGTAAAAATCTTTCAATATTATCGTCCATCACCCAATGATATGCAAAGCCACCTTTCTTTGAATGTTCCCATACAAAATTCCTTGCTGCGCCTGGTCCTGTACTTTTAGACCTGCCTAAATTATCAAGAACTTCATATTCATCTAAATACTTTTCAGGTAGTATTAAAATCTTTTCCTTATCTATTACTGCTGCATAATCTTTATAATCACTTTGTTCAATCACAATATAATAAGGCACATTCATTTTCTCTAAAGCCTTACTGGTTAATCTACTATCCGCCCTGCCTTTTGAAACTATATACAACGGATATTTAGGATTCATCTGTATATGCTTTGTCAAACTGTTTTTCAATAGCTGCTTGTGGGTACCATAAACTTTTAGTTTTATCAGTAATATTTTGACCTATAAGTTTAGAGAATTTTTTTATATCATCTTCATTTTTAAAAGATATAATAAGTTGTCTTTTTGGCGTTAAGTCCTTATTGTTAAATTCAGGCATACCACTCCATTCAAGTTCTGCATCTAGTTCGTTTTTATCATCAGAATTTTCCCATACATCTAACCCCCATTTGCTAATTTGTATTGTGTTCCATTCGTTCCCTAACATAGCCCAATCCCATTCACCAAATCCAACATTATCTTTGATTATAAATTCTTGTTTTTGTTCTACTGTTAAGCCTTTGGCTATTTTTACAGGAACTTCTTTTAGACCTGCTTCAATACAAGCCTTATGTCTCATATTGCCACCTAGTATTATATTGTTTTCATCTATAACTATTGGTCTTAATTCTAACATTTCTGGAAAATCCTTAATGCTTTCTACAAGTTTTTTGAATTTATGGTCTTTAATAATTCGTGGGTTTGATACATTTGATTGTATATCGTTGATTTTTAGTTTCATAGTATATAATAGAATTTTATGTTATTTATTTAAAAGGTTCGTTAATACCTCGTTCACCAATTAGTTTTTCTTTTGCACTATCCCAAAGTTTATCACCTCTTTTTTTTTTACTTAATGACGCTTCAGTTCTTTTTAGGTTCGGTATGCCATCTGTTGGTTCACTGTCCATGTATAGACCACATTTACATAAGGCTTCTGCAACCACTACTTTGTTATTAATGATTTTCATAGTGGCTTTTTGTAACTCTTTAGAATTACCACATTCGCATTTATATAATGTCATTTTCTAACTCCAGTCGGTGACAATGCACCTGTTCTTGTTTCACTGGTTAAAGCATCTAATTCAAAGTGTAAGTGGTTTATTGCTTTTCGTAAGTCTTGTATTCCACCGTCATCATGTTTATTTTTTGACCGCAGCAAATAAGTTACTGCCGTTCCAACATTATAACTAAGGTCAAAATTAGCTACAACATCTTTTGCCATGTAACCGTTCTTTCCTTTGTAGTATTCAGGTATTTCTGTTTCTTCGTAGTTGCTATTAGGTATCACCATTTTGTAATTTGTTTAATAGTTGTTGACTTGTGTAAATTGTTCTATTTTTTTTAACTGCCCTGTATTCATTAAAAAGGCAAGTAAAATTATCATTTTCAAAAGTCCATAGTGAGTTCACATTCTTTTTTATGTGGTCACGCAGAACCGACTTAATTGTTTTATATGTTCTTTTATTCATTGTATTTTTTATAAAGTTTTTTAATACCGTCAAAACAAGTTGAGATACACGAACCACAATTTGTTGAGGGGCTGTAAGAAGTATTATATATTGTGTTGTAAGTTTCAATCATTCTTTTTTTAGCTGCTTGGTTTTTTGCTTTACCTGTTTTTAAGTCTTTCCACATATCTAATATTTCTTCTATTATTTCTTGTGGCAAGTCGTCAGGCGTTTCCATTTCCATTGTCTTAGCCCAATACTTCTGTGGACATTCCATTGGTGCTATCCTTGCTTTGATTTTCATAAAACATAAACAGCGTTTGCATTGTCCTAAGACGTTAGAGTAATACACACACGCTTTGCATATTGCTAACCTGTCTTGGTAGATATTATCAGGAACAAAAAACCTATTCATTTAGTATTTCTTTTAATGCTGTTCTTACTTTATCTATTGTGGTGAATAAGCTATTACGACTAATGCCTGTTTTTTTAGCAAGGCTGTCAAGTGTATTGCCGTCATAATAATACAATTCAAAAACCTTTCTGTCATACCAATACATCTCACCTAATGCTGCGTCAATCTTATCTAATTTTTTAAAGCCTATATTTTCAACAACTTCATCAGGTATATTGTACAAATGTTTTGTAGGTACAAGTTCGCCTGTTTCTGTTATGTCATAAGTGGTGTTAGTAGCATAGTCGTCTATATGCGTATAATATTTTTTATACTTATAATAAAACGGACTTCGTGTGCTTGTTAATGACCTCTTTAAAACAACAGCACCGTATCTTGTAATTCCGTCAAGACCGTCTTTGTCATATATTTTCTTTAATGTTTCAGGGTTCATTTGCAAAAAATACAACATTAACTCTTGCACTGCTTCTTCAATATCTGTTTCATTTTGTGTAAGTCCATAGCACATGGTTTTAAACTTATCATTTAGGCTTGATATTTCCTGATATATTTTATTCATTTATTTGCTCTAGCTTATCTATTTTGTCAACAACTTCAATAACCAATTCATTTAAAACAATCTTATACGCCCTGATTATACCCCTGTTTCCTTTTGTTTCTAGCCCTGCAAAAAAACCATTAGTTGCTATTGATACATTTATTGGAATAATCATAAGCCAATCATACCAATTATTTTCTCGCACTCCGTTTCCATAGTTATTATGGTATTCAAGAATTGTTTGTATGACTTCTAAATAATTTTGGTATTTGTTTTGTGATGCAACTTCCTTAGCAAACTCTTTGCACATTAGCATATAATTTTCAATAATTGCTTTGTGTTCTTGACTTGCATAAACAGTTTTTATCATTTGCCAAATTTAGCAAAATATTTACTCTATCCCTTTTTCTTTTTTTAACTTATCAACAGCCGATTTGTAATAACTTATTTTTTCTTCATAATCTACTCTGCTAAACTTCATAATCATTTTTGATAAAAACTCCAATTCTTCAGCAGTACCCTCACCGTATTTGTGGTCTAAGGCAACCCCAAATCTAAACTGTTCACCCTGTTCATACAT